TAATTGATTACGTTAGAGATAATCATTTCTCTGAACTTAAAGATGCTGAACTTATTCAAAACAGACTACAAACACTAGACACAATGCAACAATATGTCGGTGAGTTTTTCTCTAAAGAATATGTAATGAAAAACGTATTACAGTTAGACGATGACGAAATAGCTAATATGAAAAAACAAATAGAGCAGGAAAAATCATCTGGAGATATACCAGACGATGAAGCCCAAGAAGACGAGCAATAATGTCTGAAAGAGAATATATTGTAAGCTTAAAAAGAGGTGTAGATGCTGCTTCCTTTGCTGCTGAGATGACTCAGACAAAGGGTAATGATTCTATTCCTAACCGAAGTGTTGATGTTGTAAACACAAGAGACGCATCTGTTAGGAACACACACTATGCGTTAAATGAAGCTGAAGTTGAAAAGTTAAAAAATGATCCGAGAGTATATGACGTAGAAATTCCACCAGAACAAAGAGATGACATTTCGATTGGCAGAAGAGCTAGTCAGCCTTCAGATTTTACTAAAACAACTTCTGACAGTGGAGATTTCGTAAATTGGGGACTTCGTAGATGCATAGAATCTACTAATCCATATGGCATATCAAGTAGTGTGACAGGCGCTTATACTTACAGTTTAGCTGGTGAAGGTGCTGATGTTGTTATTCAGGACAGTGGTATAGAGCCTAACCATCCTGAATGGGAAGATGCAAGTGGAAATAGTAGATTACAACAAATAGACTGGTATGCTGCTAGTGGAGTATCTGGAGACACACAAAGTTCAAATCACTATAGAGACTATGACGGACATGGCACTCATGTAGCAGGAATTGTAGCTGGCAAAAATTATGGTTGGGCAAAGAATGCTAGAATATATTCTTTGAAGGTAGACGGTTTAGAAGGTGCAGGCGATGGGGGTGCTATTCCTATTGTTTATTGTTTTGATGCTATAAAACTGTGGCATAGAAATAAACCTGTAGATCCAAATACAGGATTTAAAAGACCAACAATTGTAAATATGAGTTGGGGATACGGAGCTTATTTTTATAACGTAGCTGGTGGCGTCTTTAGAGGTACAAGTTGGACAAGCCCAGATAATACAGGAATATATAGAGACACTAGTAAGGGCATGGTTGGAAGTTTTTATGATCTTACTTATGGTTATAGATTTGGTGTCAGAGTATCGAGCGTTGATACAGACATTCAAGAATTAATTGATGAAGGTGTACATGTTGTTGTAGCTGCTGGCAATTATCGTCAAAAAATTGATGTGCCAAGTGGAACTGATTATGACAATCGATTTACGAATACTGGTAATGTGACATATTATTATAATAGAGGTTCAAGTCCATTTGATGATGAAGCTGTTATTGTAGGTAATACTGACGCAGTAGTTTATTCTTCTGTGTTAGAACAAAAGGCTAGATCATCTGAATGTGGTCCTGCAGTAGACCTATATGCACCAGGTACAGATATAATGAGCGCCTGTAGTAACACTAATGTTCTTTCAGGCGCTTCATATTATTTTAATAATAGTTACAAACAGGCAAATATTAGCGGGACAAGCATGGCGGCTCCTCAAGTTGCTGGCCACATGGCTTGTATTTTGGGTATGAAACCTGGTCTAACACCGGCTAATCTCAAAACAAAGTTGATGAATCAGACAGTTAGTGATTACATATATAGCACTGGTTCTGATTCAGATTATACAGACGATAGAAGTATTAAGGGTAGTGATAATAAATTTTTATTCACACCTTACTCTAACCAATATAGTTTTTCAATTGAAAGGTATTAATGATGGAAGTAGAAGATTTAATTAATAACATTTTAGACCAAGATTTTGCAAAGGCAGAACCTACGTTTAAAGAAGTTATGGCTGCAAAAATTGATGATGCATTAGAACAAGAGAAAATTGCTATTGCTGATTATGTATTCAACGGCGCAGAGATGGATGAAGAAGAATCTAATGATCTAGATGATGACATTACCGACGAAGATATGGAAGCTGCAATTGATGAATTAGATCAAGTAGAAGCTATTGAAGTCGATGAAGAAGATGACGACTAAGAGTAATTAAATGTCTTTTTAAGAAAAAAATTATTATAAATAAAAGTTAGAAACAAAAAAATGACAAAAACATTAAAAAACATTCGCGAGCGTTTGTCTAAGACAAGACTACCTGGTGATCAGGTATACAGTAAAAGATTAGGCAAGAATCATATCGTGATACAAAAAGTCAGAAATGCTTTTGTTGTTTATATTGATGGCGAGATGCTCGATTCTTATAAAACTCAGCGTGAGGCTGAGAAAATGGGAAAAGAGTTTATTAAACAATATAAGGGTTAACTGATGAAGCTAATTACAGAATATACTGAAACAGATGTTCAGTGCATTGTAGAGAAAAAAGAGGATGGCTCTAAATCACATATGATTGAGGGTATCTTTGCTATGGCTGAATCAAAGAACCGAAATGGTCGTATTTATCCAAAAGCGATTATGGAAAAAGCTGTAAATAAATACGTTACCGAACAAGTTTCCAAGGACAGAGCGGTGGGTGAATTAAATCATCCGGATGGACCGACTGTTAACTTGGATAAAGTTTCTCATAAGATTACTGAACTCAAATGTGAGGGAAATAATGTTATGGGAAAGGCACGAATTTTGGATACTCCAATGGGCAATATTGTAAAAGGTTTGCTTGAGGGTGGTGTTCAACTAGGTGTCTCAACTCGTGGTATGGGTAGCCTTGAGCAACGTAACGGTACTATGTACGTCAAAGATGACTTTATGCTTAATACGGTTGATATCGTACAAGATCCATCTGCTCCACAAGCTTTTGTTAATGGAATTATGGAAGGTGTAGAGTGGGTCTGGAATAATGGCATCATTGAAGCTCAAGAAATTGAAAAAATAGAGACTGAAATTAAACGTGCTCCGCGTGCGGATCTATATGAAACGCAGGTTCGTGAGTTCAAGAATTTCCTCTCGTTACTGAAATCTAATTAATTAGGAGTATCAAACATGACTGATCAAGTAGAAGATCTGGATGTAGAACTCGACGAGGAAATCGAAGAGGCTCATGATCCAAAAAATGCTGAAGCTCAATCAGTGGCATCTGTTGATGCGGCTGAAGAAAAAGGCCCTAAAGCTAAAAAGCGTAAGGGTGATAAAGCTAACAGCGAACCAATGCAAAAAGCACCTGCTGCACCAGCAGCTATGAAGGCAGAAAATGTTGAATTCGATGGAGACTTTAGTGAAGACCTAAATGCTCTGGTGGAATCTGAGGCAACATTGAGCGATGAGTTCAAAGCCAAAACAGCAGTAATCTTTGAAGCAGCGGTAAAGTCTAAACTTGCCGAAGAGATCGATCGTTTAGAATCTGAGTACCAAACACAATTGGACGAAGAAATCAATGCGACAAAAGAAGATCTAGTCGAAAAAGTAGACAGCTACCTCAACTATGTGGTTGAAAACTGGATGAAGGAAAATGAACTAGCGATTCAATCTGGACTACGTGCAGAAATCGCAGAAGGATTCATGGAGAAGTTGAAAGACGTATTCACTGAGTCTTATGTTGAAGTTCCTGAGTCTAAAATTGACCTAGTAGACGAACTTGCAGCAGCTAACGATGAGCTTGAAGAACAAGTAAATGAAGCGACTGCAAAAGCTCTAGGACTTGCAGAAGAGCTAGAAGGTTATAAGCGCGAGGCAATCATTCGTGAAGCTTCACGTGATCTAGCAGACACTCAAGTTGAAAAGCTTACTAAACTCGCAGAGAGCATTGACTTTGAATCAGAAGAAGATTTTGCAGCAAAAGTAGACACTTTGAAAGCATCATACTTCAAGTCTGATGCACCAACTTCACCTATCGCAGAAGATACAGAAGATGATGCAGCAGATGATTCTATTGAGCTAACAGGTTCAATGGCTGATTATGTCAACGCACTTAGAAAAACTATTAAGTAATTAGGAGATCCTTAAATGGAAAAAAGTTATGATCGTCTCGTAGAGAAATGGTCTCCAGTATTGAACGAAGAGTCAGCAGGCACTATTGCTGACGCACATAAGCGTTCTGTTACTGCAGCCGTTCTAGAGAACACAGAAACAGCTTTGCGTGAGCAAGGTCTAATGGAAACAGCAGCTAACGCAGCTGCAAACGGTACAGTGTCTGGTGGCGGTGCTGCTGACAACTGGAACCCAATCCTTATCTCACTAGTACGTCGTGCGATGCCAAACCTAATGGCATACGACATTTGTGGTGTTCAGCCAATGTCAGGCCCAACAGGCTTGATCTTCGCGATGAAATCACGCTACAAAACAACAAAAGCTGGTGCGGTTGCTACTGCCAATAGCGGTAAAGGTACAGAAGCACTATTTGATGAAGCACTAGTTAACTATTCTGGTGACTCTTCAACTACTTCAGGTGGTTCAGAAGGTCCATCAGGTCTAGCTGGTATTTCTGATACAGATGGAGACAGCTCAATCGTTGATTCAGGTTCTTCATACGTACCAACAACTGGTGATGCATACTCAACAGCAGAAGCTGAAGCACTTGGTAATACAGGTGAAGCATTTGCTGAAATGGGTTTCACCATTGAAAAAGCAACTGTGACAGCGAAGTCACGTGCATTGAAAGCAGAGTACACACTTGAGCTTGCACAAGACTTGAAAGCAATCCACGGTCTAGACGCTGAGACAGAATTGGCAAACATCTTGTCAACAGAAATCTTGGCAGAGATCAACCGTGAGGTTGTACGTACAATCAACGCACAAGCGAAGATTGGTGCACGTCAAGCTAACGTAACAACTAAAGGTATCTTTGACTTGTCAACAGATGCAGATGGTCGTTGGTCAGCTGAGAAGTTCAAAGGTCTAGGTGTACAGCTTGATCGTGAAGCGAACACAATCGCAAAAGAAACACGCCGTGGTAAAGGTAACTTCATCATCGCGTCTTCAGACGTTGCGTCAGCTCTAGCAGCTTCAGGTATGTTGGACTATGCTCCTGCATTGGCAACTAACCTAAACGTTGATGACACAGGT